CCGCGCTATCTCGGCGCGTTGTAGCCGTGGCAAAAAAATGGGAGTGCAACCGGATCCAGATAGAAGACACTCCCGGCGCGCGTTCGATGGAGCAGCATATTCAAAATGAAGCCTTGGAGCAGGCCTGGAGGCTGGACATTCATTGGACGGAGTTTCTACAGGACGACACCGCGGCACAGTTGCGCGTGAAATCGGCAGAGCCCCACCTGATTGCCGGCCGGTTGCTTTTCTCTGATGGCATCGTCAACGCGCAGGAAGTGTATCGGCAGCTCTACCATTTCGGCATGGTCGATGATAAAGAGATTGCCAGCGTAGTAAGCCAGGTGGCAGCCTGTTTGCCAAAGTCGATCGCCGCGGAAGACTTCGACAAAACCGACGAGAACGCATGGCAGGCCTTCCAGCAAGAAGATGCTTACAACCGGGTGTATGGCCGCGGCGTTTACGCAGAGCCAGAGATGCCGGTACCGGAAGAATTGGAAGCCGAAGAGTGGGAAGTGCCAAGTAACGATGCACTGAGCGAGATGATGCCAGGATTAAGCGGATGAAACTAGTTATGATGGCTTGCGCCGGCCGCAGATCGCGCACGATTCCCTTTGACCGCAGCGAGGCCTTGGAGCTGGTCAAGAAATACCCAGGCATCCGCGGGATCTGTGAGCAATGCGGATGCTCCGAGTTCAACGCATGTAGCGGGCTGGGACCGCTCGAGGATGAAAATTGCGCATGGTCTAATGCGCAACAGACGTTGTGCACCAATCCGGAATGCTTGGAGAAGGCGCGCAACAAAAAAGACTCTGCATCGACGCGATGCAGAGCCCAAGGCACTGTTATACATGGGCGGTTGCCCAAGTAAAGAATGAGGGAGAGCAATCGCCCGATTTTAACGCGAAGGAGCAAAGGCGCATGGCGGAATTATCAGGACAGGTGGCAGGATCACAAACCATCGAGAGCGAAGACGTTGAATTAAATGGCCCGCTGCTCGCTCCGCGCTATACCGACGATGCCGCCGTAGAGCTGGTAATTCAAGACGCCATGCGGGCGCGCACCTACCTTGACCAAAAGCAATGGAATTTGCATTGGCGCGAAGCTGATGTACTTTTCCAATCCCCCCGCACCAACCAATCGTTTGAAGGTTCCACCGTCTCACGCGCGAACATTTCGCGGTTCACCGTGGCCAAACATTGCAATAGTCTCGTGCCGGCGATGAAAGGCGGAATCTTTTACGAGACTCCACCCTTTTTGATTCGCCCCAGGCCTGGGACAAGTCAGAACACCGCGCGAGCGAAAACCGCGCTCTATGGCACCTTGCTTGACGACGCCGATTTTGAGAGTGAGTCAGAGTTAGCGCTTGAAAGCATGACCAACTTTGGAACCGTGATTTGCAAAGGCGGCTGGGTTAAGGAAACCAAAATTAAAAAAGTGCGCAGCCCCAAGCAGGCGCCGCAGATCATAGACATTCCCTTTGGCGGGAAAATTGTTGTGCACACCAAAGAGAGCGATGCGCGTGTGGTCAAAGATCAGGAAGTCACCACCGAAAGCCTCACGTTTGAAATGTGCGAGCTGGGCAGCGTCTTGATTGACCCGACCTGGAAGAAACCCAACCAGTTGCACAAGTCTGCGAAATACGTTATCCACGTCACCTATCCGACTTTCAAGGATCTAGATAAGCTGCGTGACGATCAAGTTTTTGACGAGAAAGGGAAGCAAATCGGCGGCTATGACATTCCCAGCGAAGATGAATTAAAGGCCTACTTTTTTACTCACGAAGGAAACGCCGGCGCCCCCAGCCAGGTACAGCTAAATCTCGGCGGCCAAAACTGGTCAATCCACCACGCCCAAAACGATGAGGAACCGGCCAGCGAGGATCCACTAGAACGGCCCATGCAAATGCTCGAGCGCTGGGATAATACCTACGTTTACACCGTGCTAGTACCGGACGGAGGCGACAGAGGCGTACTCATCCGCAACGAAGAACATTCCTTGCCCTTTATTCCTTTTTTCAGCGCAAATTTTTGGAATATCCCGACGGCTGGATATGGGCTTGGCGTGGGACGTTTGGCGGGCTCAGATCAGCGCATTGAAAAAGGCCTCACAGATGCCGTGCTTGATATTCTTTCGATGTCAGTTAATCCCATGTATGCGCGGGACCGCGGCGCCAATGCACCCACCCAACAAATCCGGCAACGGCTGGGCGGGATTGTCGACGTAGACACCAAGCCAGGGCAAAGTGTACGTGATGTATTTGGAATCATCGAGCAGCCCAAGACGCCCCCGGAATCGTTCTCTGTGCTACAGGCCGCGGCGCAATCCGCGCAATCTACCACTGGCGCGGATGAAGCTTTTACCCAAGGTTCGTTGCCCGGTAAAGGTGGATCGAGCGCGGCGCGCACGGCCACCGGCGCGGGCGGGATTATCGCGGCCAACGCGGGTAAAATTCAAGGGCCAGTGGGACATTTTGTAAGGGGTATCCTGCTCCCGCTTATCGAACTGTGCGAGTTCTTTGTCAAGGACCGCATGAGCCCGGCCAAAATCCGCGAGATTCTAGGCAAGGTATTAGGCGAGGCCTTCGAACTGGACGCCCAAAATTTCTATGAGTCTGAGGATTTGTTTGAATGCTTAGCCGGCGCCCATCTGGCAGCCAAAAAAGCGATGGCCCAGGCCTTGCCGTTACTCGTGCAAATTTTCGAAAATCAGCCCCTCATTCAGCAACTTAACGCGACGGGTTATGTCGTCGATGTGCGGATGCTGCTGGAAATGTTTATGGAAGTGACCGAATGGAAAAATGCGCGCGAACTTATCCGCCCCATGACTCCAGATGAGCAGAAAAAATATCAGGCAGCGAACCCCGGAGTGCAGCGCGTACAAGGGCAGCTCGCAGCGATCCAAGCACGGCACCAAGGCAAGAGCGAAGAAATTGACCAACAGAACGAGGCCGCACTAGCGCGCGACTTGCTAGGCAAGGCATCGGATGAGGCAGCGCTATTCGATGAGCGGAGATGGGACCGGGCCCAAATCGACCAAAGCGTTTACGCACCTTCGGGAGCGTAGGAGGATCCACCATGGTACATCTACCCTTGATTTTCGTAGTTCTCGCCCTTTGCCTGTTTGGCCTGGCTGCGTTTCTCACTCCGGAAATTCATCGCTTGCGATTGATGGCCGGCGGGCTATGCTCTTACATGCTGTCACTTCTCTTTGGAGCGTTTGTCAAATGAAAATCACGCTCGAGAGCACAGATAAAATTGTGGAGATGTACTCCGGACCAAACAAAGTTTATCCCGTCAAGTGCCGTCTTTGGGAGGGCAAGACGGAGAGCGGCATAGCGATTCACTGCCTTATCCCGAGCATCGCCGTGGAAGCAGGTTCGGACCAGTCGCAGTTTTTAGCGGAACTGAAAGAGCACCGGCCTCCGGAAAGCATGACGGACGCCTACCCAATGAGGATGCTGATTTGAAAGATTTCAAGATGCCAGAATCCGGCTGTCCGGAATGCGGGCACGTGATGGATGGAGCAACCAATTTAACGGGGAGCGGAGCGCCAACCGCGGGCGATTTCTCCGTTTGTATCCGTTGCGCTTCTATCCTGCAATTCACTCCCATGTTCACGCTCGAGAAGGCAACGCCCGATGCTCTGAGAAAGCTATTAGCAGAACAGCCAGAGGATTTTCGCGCGCTCATCCACATCAAAGCCTTGCTCCATCGCGCGAGAGGCAAACAGCGCCGGCGGCACACGTGGAATTGAAGATCCGCACAACCCGAACTTTGAAGGTCACCGAGGTACAGATAAACGCCGAGGAGCAGGAAAGTTTAGCGCAATTGGCGCTTGATCCGCGCTACATTTCACTCCTGAATGTGATGGAGCGCGGGTGCATCGAGCTCGAGACGGCGCATTTCAATTCCCCGGTTGGCGAACCGGAGGCGGTTCTAGGTGGTCACTGTGTCGCCAAGGCCGCATGGTTGTTTTTTATCTATGTGCAAAAAGCGGTTATGTCGGCCTACAATTGTCGGACTGGACCCGACGAAGAAGCGGAGCCCGCCCAGCTAGAAGACGTGCTCCAAGGTATTCAATGAGTATTCGCCGTATAGGCGAGGGATATATGCCGAAAAGCTGGGAAGATTTAGGCAATGGACTTTGGAAGCTCACCGTAACCTCTGTTGAGGGTATTCAACCCCAGGTCTACAGAGGGACCAAAGACCAAATCACCGATATGCTGGCCGACTCCAACGCGAACGCTACCAAGCGGATAAACGAGTTGAAGCAAAGCAGCAATGGGAATGGGCAGCCGCAGACCCGGCCCATGACCGCGGCCGAGCGTATGCAGGTGGTTGCCGACATTGGCGACCCCGCCACTGTCGACAAGGCAATAACCCGCGTCATTGAATCCACGTTGGGCCCGGTTGAGAGTCTTCGCCAGAGCGCGGAGAATGCGCCGGCGGAACGCGAAGAGAGGCACACTCGCCTGGCTGTCGAAACCGCGGAAAGTTTTACAGAGGAAACCCCGGACTGGTACCCCTCTGAGTTCAACAAAAACGCGCTGGTGAACTTCATGCGTACTCAAGGCATGAGCCCCATCAACCGCGACCACTACACCCAGGCCTTTGAGGAATTGCGCGCGGCTGGACTACTGCAACGCAAACCCGAAGAGGACGACGAAAACCCCGAGTCTGAGGAATCCCAGCAGCCGGAGCGTACTGCTCCCACGCAAACGGCAAGCCCGAAGACTCCTACCCGGATCTCTACCGGCATCCGCTCGAGCGATGTGAGCGGAGAGCGGCCGAGGCCCACCACACGGCTGAAGTATTCGCGGGAGCAGCTTGCAAACATGGGGAAGGCGCAATACAAGACACTCATGCAAACGGATGGCGCCGAACTGGCCCGCTGTGAGGACTACTACGCCAAGCACCCGGCAAGACGAGCAGGTTAATTCCGCGGACCCCGAAGCCAGGGGAGCGGAGCATGAAGCAGGATCGTGATTTTCTCAAGCAGAGAAATTGGATTGTAGAAAACATTCTCTTTCCAATTCTCTATGTGCTGGCCCTGTGGGGCTCAGCGATCGCTTTTTTGATTCGACAGGAAGGCAGCGCATTTGCTCACCAGGCGCGAGTGGGCGCCGGCTATTCCCCAGCTTCTAACTCGACTTCGAATCTCACGCAAACCCAAGTTAATTACTACGATAAAAATTTCGTAGAAAATCTCAAGGCTGAAACTCCGCACTACCGATGCGTCGAGCGCCGGCCATTGCCCGAGAACAGCGGCAATACCCTCAACTTATTTGAGTATGTAAGTTTTGGTCCTGATTTGAGTCAGGCGCCAGAGGGCACAGTCGGCAGCGGAGAAACCATCAACATCTTGACCGACAAGATTGTGATTGGGAACTACGCGGATTATCTGAATTACTCAAAATTCTCGCTCCAGCTCGCCATTGATCCAGCTTTAGAAAATGGCGGCAAAGAGTTGGCCTATCAGTG